GAACACAAGATGATTTAATGGTCAACGTAGAAAGTGGTGGAGTTACTATTGCTAGCGCAGCGGCTTCTACAAATACAATTTTTAGATTAGTTAGAGATACAGGTACAGACACCAATACTGGTGATCTGCGATTAGTAGGAATTAAAATATACTTTACAACTAACGCAGCTAACGACGCATAAGTAATTATAATATGAAAGATTTAAAAAATAACCTTACCACATCAGGTAAGGGTTTAACAAATATACAATCAAAGAAAACAAAAGGTTTTGGCTATCAAGTTCTAGGATTTGGAGGAGGTGGACCAGGAAAACCTTATGATATAACTTATTTAATCATCGCTGGAGGTGGTGGCGGAGGAGGCTCTGGTGGTGGCGGAGGAGGATATAGAACATCAACACAAGAATTAAGCACTGGTATAGCATATACTATTACAGTTGGATCTGGTGGAACTAGGAGTGGTAGTGTTGGATATACTGATACAGGAACTCAAGGTGGTAGTAGTTCTATCTCTGGATCTGGAATAACAACAATTACTTCTGCTGGAGGAGCTGGTGGAGTTGCATTTAATAATAGTGGAAATGATGGTGGCTGTGGCTCTGGAGGTGGTGCTGCTGATGCTGGAAGCAATTTAGATAACAAAGGTTCTGGTAACACACCAAGCACAACCCCAAGTCAAGGAAGTGATGGAGGAGATGGTTGGGGTCAAAGCACTGCTGGTGGACAAGGCGGTGGAGGTGGTGCTGGTGCTGTTGGAGGAGATGCTTCAACAAGACAAGGTGGAGCTGGTGGAGCTGGTTCTGCATCATCAATAACTGGTTCATCAGTTACAAGAGCTGGTGGCGGAGGCGGAGGCGGTATTTCTGGTGGTGGAAATTCTAACTCTGGAGGAGCTGGAGGAACTGGTGGTGGAGGAACTGGTGCTGGATCTGGAAGTGATAGTACCGCTGGAACTGCAAACACTGGTGGTGGCGGTGGTGGAGGTATGCTTAAAGCTGGCGGTTCTCCTCAATCAAGAGCTTCTTCTGCTGGTGGAGATGGTGTAGTTATCTTAAAAATAGCTGATGCAGATTATTCGGGAACAACAACAGGTGCTCCAACAGTAGATACATCAAGTGTCGCTGATCATACAATTTTAATATTTAACGGAACAGGGAGTTATACAGCATAATGGCTACCTTTGCAAAAATAGGATTAAACAACAAAGTAACAGAAGTTCTTTCAGTACATAATGATGAATTAAAAGATAGTAATGGAGTTGAACAAGAAATTAATGGAATAGACTTTTTAACAAAATTAATTGGCTGGGCTGTTTGGAAACAAACATCTTATAACACTTATGGTGGGGTTCATTCTTCTGGCGGAACACCTTTAAGAAAAAATCACGCAGGTATAGGCTACACTTATGATGAAGTCAGAGATGCCTTTATTCCACCAAAACCATATCCATCTTGTACATTAAATGAAAGCACTTGTCTATGGGAATATCCTGTAGCTTACCCAGATGATGGCAAGATGTATGAGTGGAATGAAGAAATTACTAACTGGGAAGAAGTAGTAACATAATAATTTAACTAAAACTATTTCCTACTGACCAATTAACTAAACTTTACAGAACCTAAAAATTAGTATACACACTAAGACTGGTGGGGGAAAATACCACCACACTTTCCCCTTCCTTTAATAATCTATTGAAATTCCCCACAATCTGATATAGTTATAAAAAGGATTTTTATGCTACAAAAAATAGAATTTTTACCAGGATTCAACAAACAAGTTACTCCTACAGGTGCTGAAGGACAATGGACCGGTGGAGAAAATGTTAGGTTTAGATATAACACACCAGAAAAAATAGGCGGATGGTCTCAATTAGGAGATAATGCTCTAACAGGAGTAGCTAGAGCCCAACACCATGTAATTAGTCAATCTTCCATTAATTTCTCTATTATAGGAACTAATAGAATTTTATATGCATATACAGGGGGAATTTTTTATGACATTCACCCCATTAAAACTGACTTTGGAGCCTTAACTAATGCCTTAGCTTCTGATAGTGGCTCTGCTATCCTTACAATTACTTTATCTTCTACAGCTGGAATGACAGCAGGGGATATTCTATTGCTTGAAAGTGTTACACCTCCAACAGGTTCTGGTTATTCAGCTTCTGATTTTGATGATAAAACTTTTATGATAACTGAAGTAGTAGATTCTACCTCAGTTACTATTACTATGGGATCGACCGCAAGTGCAACTGCTACCGATGGAGACCTTTCTGTTAAGTGGTACTATCCAGTAGGACCGGCTGAACAATTAGGGGCATACGGGTGGGGTATCTCTCAATTTGGTGGAACGGTTTCTGGAGCTCAGACTACGACTTTAAATGGAGCTTTAGGAGATGATGTTTATGGAACCGGTGGTTCAGGAACTAGCATTACTTTAACGTCTGTAGCCGGCTTTCCAACTTCAGGGACTAATTATATTCAAGTAGGCACCGAAGAAATATCTTACACAGGAGTTACAGGAAGCAATTTAACAGGAATTACGAGAAATGCTAGAGGAACTACAAGAGCTGCTCATTCTGATGGAGCAACTGTTACAAATACTTCAGACTATTCTGGCTGGGGCAGTGCATCAACCAACACTGATAAAGTTCTTGATCCAGGTTTATGGGTCATTGACAGCTTTGGTCAAAATGTAATTGCTCTTATTGTTAATGGTCCCTGTTTCGAATGGAATTCAAATTTAAGCAATGCTACTGCAACGAGAGCCACTGTTATTAGTGGAGCGCCAACAGCTTCACGTACCATGTTGGTATCTACACCCGATCGGCATTTAGTTTTATTTGGAACTGAAACCACTGTTGGAGACACCTCTACTCAAGATGATATGTTTGTTAGATGGTCCAATAGAGAAGATATTACTACCTGGACTATTACTTCAACCAATACATCTGGCTCGCAAAGACTGGCCGACGGATCACGGATCATGGGGGCTAAACTTGGAAGAAATGCTGTCTATGTATGGACGGATACTTCTTTATTTTCAATGCGTTTTGTCGGAGTTCCTTTTGTATTTGCTTTTGAACAAATAGGAACTAACTGTGGATTAATAGGACTCAATGCAGCTGTTGAAGTAGATGGCTCAGCGTATTGGATGTCTAATAACGGATTCTTTAAATATGCCGGTAAACTGGAATCAATGCAATGTTTAGTTGAAGACTATGTATTTGATGATATTAATGAAACTTCTAATCAATTAATTTCTGCAGGTATTAATAATTTGTTTGGAGAAATAATATGGTTTTACTGTACTTCCAATTCTAACAATGTTGATAGAGCCGTTGTTTATAATTATTTAGATTCCAGTCTAGAAAGAGTTATATGGACTACTAATGAGAGTGCTTTATTCGCCAGAACCACTTGGATGGATTCTTCTGTCTTTAACAAACCTTATGCTACTTCTTATGATCCTGATACTAATACTTCTTATGATGTTGTTGGAAATACAGATGGCACAACTACATATTTTAAACAGGAAACAGGAACCGATCAAGTTGTTGGAGATACCACTACTGCTATTACTTCTAATATAGAATCAGGTGATTATGACATAACAGTTACTAAAGAAGGTGGAGCAACCTTCCAAGGCGATGGAGAATTCCTAATGAAAATTAGAAGATTCATTCCTGATTTTGTTTCCCAGACAGGAGATACCCAAATTACATTAAATTTAAGAGACTATCCTAATAGCTCTCAGGCGAGCTCTTCATTAGGACCCTTTACAATTAGCTCAAGTACAACTAAAGTAGATACTCGTGCAAGAGCACGTGCCGTTTCTTTAAAGATTGCTAATACCAGCACCTCTCAGGACTGGAAACTAGGTACCTTTAGAGTGGACGTACAACCGGACGGGAGAAGGTAATGGCTACATTAAAAGATTATAAAGGAACAGATATTTCTAGTATAACTCAAGAACTTGAAAACCAAGGAGCAATGCCAAGCACTAATGTTACTGATACAGGTATTACATCAGTTCTCACTGGGGGTCTAACTGCAACGCCAGCTCAACTTGGGGGTTTAGAAAAATACACTCTTCCACAATCTTTAGCAATAGCTGGAGAGGCAGGGCTTTCTGGTATTAAAACTAATTATTTTGGAACACCAAAAAAATTAAGCACAGGGACTCAAAGATTAATAGACACTTTGCAAGGGTATAAAAGAAATCCAGATCAAAGTTTACGTTTTGAATTGCGAGATGTTTTAGATCCAGAAATTCTTGGAGGATCTATTATTGGTAAAGAATCTTATGGAAGTCCAACAAAAGAACAAATTGAAAAAACTTGGGAACAAGTAGGAATAAATCCAGACGACATGATACCAGGAACATACGATCCTAAAACTGGAATTCCTTATCAAGCTGGATTGTTAAGTATCCCAGCTATAAAAGCAATGCTTGCAAAATATGGAAAAAGTAGAGCGGGATATGGACTTACTAGTACAGGAGCTAATATTTTACTTGAAGCAAAAGCTAAAGCGGCAGATGCGAGAAAAAAACAAAGAATGAGTGATAAACAATATGATGACTGGAGAAGACACAATGATGCGGGTTATAATAAAACTGCAGACGAGAAATTGGCCATGACTGGAGGTACCGAAGAATGGGGAGAAGATATGATGGGTGGAACTGAAGCACCAGGTAATGGAAATGTGTCGGCAGAAACAGGAACTGATTTTGGACCAATGTCTCATATGATAGCACGAGGCGGTTTAGCTCAGTATGCACCAAGAGGAAGTTATTTCAATGGAGGTCTAGCAAGTTTATATAGACATGGAGGATTTTAATGCCATTTAAAT